TTTTCCAAAACTACAACAAAAATGTCTGTTCCGGTTGGCGTATAATCAAAACTTGAAGCATAAGCCCATGCAATGCTATCCAACGTAGCGGTTGCAGCTGAAGTACCGCCTGTGATTGTTTCGCCTGCGGTAAATGTGCCAACAATTGTATTGACTGTGATAAAACCAGTACCTACACTCGCGACTACAGCCGTTGCGGCTGAAGTACCACCTGTAATTGTTTCGCCAACACTAAATGCACCAATTACGCCTGAAACTAAAACTTTACCTGTGCCGTATGATGTTGCTGTAGCTACATCTACTGTGATATTGTCGCCGCGCGCGCCTGGGTACTTGGCATAGAAATTAGTAGTTAGTGCCGCCTTAGTAGATTCAAAATGTGCAAGATTCTTAATAACAACACCAGTGCCATTGTCGGCGGCATTTAGCGCGCCTGTGCCAATAACGCGAACTGTCTTCAGGTTGTTTGAATATGCCAAGAAGTTTGCCGCAGAAAACCAGTCCTTGTAGTTCAAATCATTTGGTTTACCAAAAATCTGAACCAACTTGGCTTCGCTGTCTGCTAGGATAACTTCTTCGACAGGACCCCATGAAAACGTGCCAACTGTTGCACCGATTGAGGTTGCGACTGCTGGGACGGATGTTGTAAGATCTTTTTCATTTACATCCACAATAGGAGATAGTGGAAATCCCATATTTAGTTACTCCTTATTTATTTTTGTCCATGACAAAGAATTTTTATTATTTATCTTTCCAGGTATTTCTATTATAAATAGCCATCAATATTTGTCCAAACTGTCCCATTTGGTTCAACTGTAACTGGCTCCTCTTCTTCTGTCCCATCAATAATAAATCCAAACGGTGCTAATTCCTCTTCCATTTGTTTATAATAGTCTTCGTCATAAACTTCCATTTTGTTATAATTGTCTTTAATATATTTGAATTCTGGTGTTGTAGTAAAAAATGCAAAAAGGACCAATGTCATAACCAAATCGTCATGAAATCCTTTATCTGCTTCATATGATTTTCCTTTCAATATGAAACCGGTAAATTCAGTGATAGTGTTTTCATCGTGAATGATAAGTTTCTTTTGTTCAATTAGGTCTTTAACAACGGAACAGCCTGCTGCCTTAACTGATTTGGTTGTGCGTACTCCGTAGATATATTTTTGCCCATATTTGAATGATACTATATTTTCATATTCTAAATCGTATAAAAGAATATTTTGAACTTCTTCGCCGATGTCATTTATTTCTATTAAAACTGCCGCATCATTATATGTTTGTGCGATTGCTTTAATGATAGATGGATATATTAACGGTGACGTTTCTGAATTATAATATGTTGCAACCTGCTCAAAAGGATAATTTGTGATGTCAACTACAGAAAATGCGGAATTGTCCAATCCTTTGCCTCTGGATACATCCACTGTGATTGCATATTTATGATCCTTTTTGCACTCTACATATTGTCTATAAGAATTGTTTAAGCCAATTCCTTTAGGTGTCCGCGCGCACATTTCCAATAGTGTATTTGTTGTCAATAGAGTGTTGGATGATCCAATAAATGAACCTTCAAATTCCTGTGCAAATTGTTCATCTGACATTGAACTTTTTGTCATTTCGTACCATTTCTGATCTCTTCCTGGTACGCATCGCCAATCATATTTTAATGATGTGTATTCGTTCGTTCCCTCTTCGGCCTGTGTATAAATCTTATAGAAAAGATTCATTCCTTTTGGTGTTGAAGTAATGATGATTTTTGATTTTTTACTAGATGAAACCACCGGATATGTTGAAGTATAGAATTCTTCAGCATTTTCAACGTGTGCAAATTCGTCAAGGTAGAGACAATTGTGAGATATTACGTTATTTGTGAAATATGAATTTGTATCTTTTACATTTATTAGATCATATACATTACAATTTTCATCAAATGATTTTATAGAAACGATTGTCTTTTTACCATTTTTTGAATATAAATGATCGCCCGCTGATAATTTTTCGGCTTCTATAAATTCATTTGTGTTATATAAAAGAAATCGATGTTTTTTTGTGCATTTTATTATACTAGTATCATTAAATTTTATGTACAGCTTTTCTTCAGAATTTTCTGTTATTCTGACACCATCAAAATCCTTAAAACCGTCTTGTGTTAAAACTTTCATTTCTTTTTCCTTGGACGCATTCCTCTAATAAATCCTTTAGGAATTTCTTCAATATAATTTTGCACATGGTAATTTTGTCTGTTGGTCATGGCAATATATTTTTTCCTTTATGTTCTTCTGATAATTTTTTCCAGAAAATCTTTTCTATTGTGGATAATTTTTCTATTTTGTTAGTTTAATTTCCCAATCATTCTTTGCTTTTAATTGGTGTGGTGGTATTCTTCTGAAATATAATTAACATTCGTCATGGGTATTAACTAATTCTAATATTTTTCTAATAATTCTTTAGGATGAGTTTTCCCATACATTGGATTATTTTTTCAGGCCATGCCTCTCGCAGCGCCATCACAACCGCCTAAAGCTAAATTATATGTATCATCGCGTAACACAAATTCTTTATTTACAATTTCTTCTTCCAATTTCGATGCGTCTTCTAAATTGTCAAAAATTTTGATTATTTCTTTTTCGAAATTTTCTGCGCCGTATTTTTCGAACGCTCTTATCAATAATTTTCCTGAACCCATGTACCCATCATCTAAATCGTTTGTTCCATGGACACCAATATAAAACTTTCCATCGATTTTGTTTGTTATTTTATATACATAATAGTACTTTTTCTTTGTTTCCGTGTTATGTTTATATTTCGATGAATTTGTGTTTTCGATGTTAATTCTCCAAATTCTGTCATAGTCATCTAAAATTGTTATTTTTGTATCACCTGTCACACAACTAATTGACATACCACGAATACTGCTTGATGATGTTGCTGCAGAGATAATTCTGGAATCGTTTGAAAACTCAATGGAACCTTTGTTCAAATATTTACATCCTGGCTGCAAGAAGAATGGGACGTTTTCTAACATTATCGTAATTCTTGCAACAATTTCACGCGCCGTTGCTGCCTTATTAGCCAAAATTGCAATAGTTTGCGAATCTTTAAATAGCGCCCACCATAACAAGAATGATGCTGCTGTAACACTTTTACCTTGCTGACGACCGGTTAATACTACAATTCTGTTATGATTGCAGTATGTGTCAATCATTTCTTTTTGGTAATCATATAATTTGAAATTGACAAGACCGCGGTCAAGATCAATAATTTGCACATAATTTTCGATGAAATAAGCCGGATCTTCTGCGCATTTCATATATTCAGCCAATTCTTCTTTCGTATACTTATATGCCGATCTATGGCCGCGGATGTTTGAATTTCCTTTGAAAATATCAGCTGACATTATTCAACTACCTCGACCTTATATTTTGTATTCATCACAGAGTAAAAACCAAGATTCTTTTCATGCGTCCCATGGATATATGACACATGCTTATTCCAAGATTTTACAAAATTTTCAACACCAAAAGATTCAGCAAAGTCAACTGTGAAATTGCGAATCATTTCATCCCGCATCTCATTTGCAAACTCTTCAATATGATAATCTTCAATGTCTTCCGGTTCTTCTACATAAACCCAGTCAGATATTTTGTAGAACATTGATTCTTTATCGGAATTGTACATATCTTTGCAAATTTTTACCAAATCATTAAATTTTACATGCTTGCCTATTTGCGAATAAGAATCAATAAAATATTTTGGATCGAGATCTATCTTCATAATATGCTTTCCATACGTTTCGGCGGTTTCATATGATCCAAAATATATCCCAACACCTTCTTGTGCATTGGAATCTTTAGTTAACATGTGTTTTGGTGATATCTTATTAAATTTCACCGATGAACCGTGATATACTGTCACAAATTTGCTTTCTGTCAATTCATTGTATAGTTGTGAAAATGTTTTTGTCATTAGTTATCCCTAACCTCATTGACCAACTTAGCTAATTGTGATGCCGTCAGTTGATGAATTTCTTCGCTTTCGCCATTTTCTCCTGTGCGTTTCTTATTCAATTCTGCTTCTTTTGCCTGCATTTCCAATAGTGTCTTATTCAATTCGACAAGATCTTTGGAGCATTCAGTTAACTGCTTCATTAACGCGGTTGCAACCTCAATAGAGCGTGGATGTTGAGTTTCGTTTGCAGATTGTATTGCAATATTTAGAAGAGACGTACCGCCTTCTAGCATTTCCTCAATGATGCTTTTGGACATGTTGTAATCATCAATCACCGTCTGCGCATTCGGAGCATTTGTGCCAACTTTGCGCTTAATTGACTTTACCTTTTTAACTGCAACAATGTATTCTTCTGTTTCGTTTTCTTCAATTCCTAAAGCATCTGCGATTTTTTTACTATTCATGGTTCACCTTATGCGATTGTTGTATTAATGGTGTGTGGATCCGCTGCCGTTGCGGTTGTTGGTACAACATCAATTCCAATTGATTCTAACTGTGTCAGCATATCAGGTGTAGCATTTATGTTAACTGTAGCAGACTTAATTGTTGAAACGTCAGTAACCGGATAATACATGTATCCTTTTAGTGTAAAATCCAAATCCCATCTAATCAAACGATTCTCGTTGAATCCGTTTTCATAATTATCTTCTAAAGAAATACTCTCCAATAATACTGGCACATCTCTAGAGAAATCCAATGAAGGCATTTCTTTAATTACCAAATTGTATGTTGGTGTGAAATATGGAATCACTTGTTCCAAAATCTGTAATCCGTCTTCAATATTCTCAACGAAAATTGACATAATAAATGTAAAATTGTATGGAACCGGATTGAACGTTTTCTTAATCAAATTGCCGCTTGGTGTGCCATTGACCGGAACAATTGGATTCATCTGACGTTCTCCGTCATATTGCAAACCTTCAAAGTTGAATGTGATTCTTGGCAAGTCTGCGGCAAATGCTTTAGGCCCATTATGCCGACTGATATCCTCATTCATTGTGGCCCAATATGCGGATCTTGGTCCAAATGCAACTTTTACCTGTGTATCACTAATAACATTGCCAGAAGAATCTTTTCTTTGCAAATGAATGCTATTGATTAGAGAGCCAAAAGCAACTGTGTATTTCCTAATGGTTTCGTGATAAAATATATTTCCGTTTAGCATATACTAGTCCTTATGGTAAACCGAATGGGTTATTTTCGCTGAAATCAATAATAGTTGCTGCTTCGGTTTCAATATTGACATTGTCTTCAAAGTTATCGTGCAAATCAATGTCTGTCGGCAATGTATCAACTTCGGTACCAGTATTGAATGTTTCGCCTGAATAAGTAAACAATTC